TGCGGTGTTGGTAAACGGTAAATAGAATCCGTTAGTGCCGTATGTGCCTGTGTATCTTGCTGGTTGCCATACGCCTGTTAATGAATTGTATGAACCAAATGAAGATGGGGTTAGGGCTTGACCATCAATGAAATTGACTTCGGCTAAATAGCCGTCAAAGTAATTAGCTGATACAACAGAAAATCTAGCAATTGTATGAACCACAGTATTGTTATAAGCAGTATTATAGTTTTGAGATGGATATGTAGCTGTGCTAAATGCAGTAACTTGCGTACCATTTACATATAGCTTTACCCTATTTGATGCCGTAGCGTTTGTTGTATCAAAAGCAACAACAACATGATACCAAGCAGATGGGTCACGAAATACTTGACTTGTCACTAAATAATAATCTGCGGCAGAACCTGATATTGTTCCATATAAAACAATGTTATCGCTTGAACCAAAAGAACATTGTGCCGATAATTGCCCACCTGCATTTGAGCCAGCAATTAAAATGTCTTGTGTTGAACCAAGCAAACCCCTTTTTACCCAAGTAGAAAATGTAAGTGTTTGGCGATTACTAGCGCTAGCTGGAGTGCGATTCATGTAAGCAGAAGCACTAGACCTAAATCGTAAAGAATTAGTTAAGTTATAGCCGCCATCGTCTCCAGTAAGGAGTAGATTCTGATTAATCATTTAACATCCGCAACAAGGCGAGCTGTGATACGACTAGCGGACTCAACATAGTAAGCTAAGACATCCACCGCAGATGCAGTTGTTGTTAGAGTCGGAGCAGTACCACCGGGGAACTTAAAGTTAGAGCCGTAAGCCAATGTGCGTGAGCCTGTACCATCCTGAGTAATTACGATTACACCTGACTGACCGGCAGTGGTGTTAGATGGGTTTGCTAAAGTACGATTACCACCCAAAGTAACTGAAAAGTTGTTACCTAAAGACAAGTCAGTTGCAATCGAAGAACCATCAGTTAAAGCAACAACTGTACCACGCTGGGCTTTAGTAAACGACTGAACTACATCAGTCTTAGCTGTGTCAACGTCATAGGCTTGAACGTCTGTACCAATAACAAGACCTAAGTTAGTTCTTGCTCCGCTTGCATCAGAAGCGCCTGTACCGCCGTCAGCTACGGCTAAGTCTGTAGAACCGGGACCGACTATTTGAACTACTCCACTGGCTGCGTTACCAACCCATACTTTTTTGTCTGTTACGTTAACAGCAACTTCGCCTTGAACCAAAGAGCTAGGAACATTAGTTGAAGTTACACTATTTTTTAATTTAACTGTAGTTGGCATACTTGTCCTTTGTCTTATTTAAAGACACTTATAAATGTCCTTAAACAAGACAGCCTCCTGAGAGGCTATCCTGAGTTTTACTACTAGGCGTTTACAGCCAATACGAAGCCAGCTTCTGGACGTACAACTTTAGTGCCGAACAATGTGTCAGCAGTGTAAAGTGTAGACAGATACTCTTGCTTGTACTGTACTTGTGAGCGAACACCAAGTTGCTCTGCAAACACGGTTGTGTCTGTGTGGAACAAGAGTGCAGCTTTGATTGCGTCACCAACTGAGTTATCAGCGGCTGTTTCAATAGTTGGCATATTGCTTGATACATAAACATCAATACCATACAACTTACCGATTTGACCATTGTTTACGCCACGACCATCAACGAAGTCGCTAGAATTGTAGCGGTCAACGCCCATAATTGCATTACGCAGTGATGGAGGAATTGCAAACTTACGACCATCCATTGGAACATCAGCGTCATCCATCAACTGGATTAGCTTACGGAAACCAGCGTCAGTGAACAAGTCAGAAGTGGTTACAGTGTCAAGAGCATACAGTGTCAAACCTGTGGTTGCATCGATAAAGTAAGCATTGCTGTGAACCCAGTCAGACGCATCGCCATCGCCATAAGACTTACCACCAGCGATTAACAAGTCATCCACTTTCTTAGCCAAAGCGTAACCAGCGTCTTCTGTGTAGAAAGAACGTAGGGAAGCCAATGATTGAACTTCTGTGATGTCCTCGATGAAACGTGAGTACTCAAAGTGTTGGTCAACTGCAACCAATACTTCGCTCTCAGTATCAGCTTGAACGGTAACTGCAGTGTTAGCTGCTTTAGCAGTAGCTACACCACGAGTTGGTTTAGGGATGTGCAGTGTATCGCCTTTTTTGCCTTTGAAAGACATTTTGCGAACAAGGTTAGCCAATACTAGGTTTTTCTTGTAAGCAGCGATAACTTCATCAGACCAGATTTCTGGAATGAACTTGTCTGCGTTTGCTTTTGTTACTACGGATGTTGAACCACCCGGATATGCTGCGCCTACTAATGCCATGATATTTTTCCTTTAATTAGAAATTCTAAAATTACTTAACTCGCCCTTCGCTGTATGCTTGCATGATTTCATCAGACATTTGCATATAACGGTCAGGGTCGGTCATTCTCAGTTTAATAAGGTCTGCTCTACGATACACTTTTCTGCTGGTTTCGCCAGCACCGCCAACATCGACTGTAGCTGCCTTCATTGCTTGTTCTTGAGCTTTGCTTTCTACTGCTGCTGTTTGTTGTACTTGATTTTGCTGTCTGATTTGTTTGAGTTCCTTGTAGGTACTTAACAATTCATCAGCAGATTCAAAGTCATATTCAGCGTCAGCTTTAGCAAACAGATTTAAACGAACTTTGGAAGATTTAACCCAATCTTGAAAACCTGCATCTTGTGCGAGGGTTGCAAAATCAGGATGTTTAGACGACAATTGTTGTGCCGTCTTCATCTTCCTCATTTCTAATGCTGCTTGTCTTGCTTCAAGAACTGCAGGATGCTTCTCTACTTGTCTGTTGACCGCACTAGCTGGGTCTGCAAAAAAGTCTTCTTCAAGCGATTCTTCAATCGGCGGTTTAGCTTTAGCGTTAGAATCGAGTTGCTGTTTTAACAGTTGGTCTGCAAGGCTTCGTACTTCGTGAACCTCATTTGCTTGTCGTCCAATCAGCTTTTCAGCTTCTTGGTGCATCTTAGCAATATCACTAGCGGACTTACCACGATACTTCTCTGGTAATTCTTCTACTTGTTCACTTACATTAGCTGTTTCAGTTTGTCCTGCAGCAGTGCTGTCAGGTACTGGGGTTGTAACGTCTTGTACTACTTCTTGCTCACTGCCGTTAAACAGTTCGTCTTGTTCAATAAAGTTTGCTGCCATTTAAAGTCTCCCGTCACCGAATCAAGTGATTTTAGGATTAATAATCTAAGGCTCTTTCGAGGTGTCTTAGGCGTTTTGCTTTGCTTCTTGCTTCTGCTTATCTTCGTGCCTTTTCGCCCACTTGTCATAGGCAGCCACATAGATTGGGTCTGTGCCATCTAAACTCACCCTTACAGGAGAGATAATTCGATTAGCTACTTTCCCACAACTACAGGAGATTGTTGTTGTCTCATAAGCAACGTAACCTTCTGTAATATGTTCTTCTTCACACTGGAAGTCGTACATCCGTCTACTCATTCTGAGCTGCTCCCGCAGAGTCGTTAATGAGAGACTCATAAGCCTGTTCTGAAGCAGGTTTAAGGGTAATGAGCCACTGAAGCAAGTCCAGTTGTCCCTTCTTTACCATTAAATCCGATTCATTCTGGATGGATAACACATGGTTCAACGAATTGAACATGGTCTGTGCATCTTCCATCAAATCTTGCCAACCTTCAGTTGACATCATTGAAAAGCGGTTTTCGTAATAGCTCTGTAGTTTTTTGTCTATCATTCTTTGTCCTGTTGGAGAATGTTGGTGGTTACTTACTTATTTTTGCAAGTTTACCACACTTTTGATAAAAAGTCAAGTGTTTTTTATTAGTTTATAAAAACTGCTCTAAACTGTCATATATGCCACTAGCGGTTCTTTTTAGAATGTATACCATTGCGTAGCGGTGGTAGCCATTAACTCAATAGTTGAGCCAGCAGCTAAGGTAAATGCAGCATTAGCAGACAAAGCATTAATCGTACCGCCTGTTGCTGGGTAAATACTTAAAGTATCCGCACTATCTGAATTTCTAACTAGGATACGCATACCAGCTACCGCAGTTGGTAGTCTTACTCCAGCAGCCGCAGCCGTTACTACAGTCACATTATTGATATTAGAAACTAATCCAGTAGCCGTTCCTTGTGTAGTGCCAGCCGCACTTACTGCCGCAGTAATACTGTTAATTACTAATCCGTTTAGGGTGGTTGTGCTAGTTGCACCTGATACCGCAGAACCAATAGCAATAGTAGTAGTAGAACCTGATACACCAGCCGTACCAATGTTTACTGTTTTTGTGCTTCCTGAAACTACTGCTCCAGTTGAAAGGTTTAAGCTAGATGTTGCTGTTGCAGTTACTAACGATGAATTGTTTGCAACAGTAATAGCATTAAGAGTTGCAGTACCACTAGAAGTAATTGCACCTTGAACTGTTAATGCACCATCTACATAAGCATTAGACTGTACTGCTAAGTTACCTTGTACTCTAGCGTTGCTAGTTGTATTAAATACATCGGTTACTGCACTTATTGAGTTAGTTGCGGTGTTGTATTGAAATACTGTGTCGTTCGTTGAGCCAACAATGTAAACTCGATTATTAGCACTAGAATCAATAAACATACCTGATGGAGCAGTTTCTTGAAATCCAATATACAGGTTATTTACAAAAGTTGCGGTACTAACATTCCATGCAGTTCCTAAATTATATTGTCCAATATCATCACCAGTTGCACCTAAAATCCACATGGTTAAACCGTCAGCACTTAGGTTTACTTGGTTTGGGGTGCTGTCTTGTGCGGCTACGCTAAACGAAATACTTGCGTAAGATGCAGTAGAAACATCCCAAGCCGTTCCTAAATTATATTGAAATACTGTATCTGAAGTTGTGCCAATAACATACATTACTGTGCCGTCAGGCTTAAACCATAAACCAAATGGGTTTGTATCTTGTGATGTTACGCTAACTGATTTAGATGCGTAAGATGCGGTAAAAATATCAAAAGCAGACGATAGCGTGTATTGAAAAACAGTATCATTAGCGCTGCCCAAGATAAACATAGACAAGCCATCAGGCTTAAAGAAAATATCTTGCGGAGAAGTATCTTGTGCCGCAGTAGAAAATGTTCTTACATAAGTTGCAGTTGATACATCAAAAGCAGTTGAAAGCGTATATTGATTTACATCGTCACCTGTAGAACCGTTTACATACATATTTAAACCATCAGGACTAAGGAATAATCCACCCGAAGTTCCTTCTTCAGCCGCAATAGATTTACTTAAACCTGAGTAATTCCAGCCAGTAATGCCTGTGTTTGGGGCTATTTGTGTGGTTAAAGTGGTTATTGCTGCTTGTAAACTAGCTAACGTATCGGTAACAGACTGTGAAGTCCCAGAGCCACCGCTATTGATAATGATGTTTTGAGCAACATCAGGTGACAGAATCTGACCGCAATCAATCTCAGCACCATTTGATAAGTAAACAACTAAGGAACCATCAAAGTCAATCTTAGCGTCAACAACGGAAACACCGTCTTTACCATCAACTCCGTTAACACCATCTTTACCGTCTGTACCACTAACACCATTAAGACCGTCTTTACCGTCTACTCCATCTTTACCTGCTTTACCAGTAGGACCTTGAACACCCTGCATCGCAGGAGTGTTGTTTAGTTCTGCTAACTTAGCTTCTAGCTTAGATTCAATGGTTTTTAACGCAGAAATGACTAAATCTACGTTTTTACCGATAGATTCTTCTCTTTTAGTCTTTGCATCAACAAGAGTTTTCTCTACTTGAGCCAAGGCTTGTTGCTGTTCCTCTAAAGAAACAGACTCATTGCCTATCTTTTTTATAAAATCTTTGATATTCGCCATTATTGTGACAATTTAGAGGTGAGGTTATTCAAGAAGTCTTCCTCTGCTTTTCCTATTGTGGCAGCTTTGTCAGACATTTGCAACTCAACAATCTTAGTATTGTTTTTCAAGTCAGCTTCTTTTAACATTAACTCAGCAATCTTCACTCTGCGGTCAAACTCTCGGTTGGCTTCATCGTCTTGGCTTGGTAAATTACGAGAAACAGCAGAAATAACCTTCGCTTCTACCTCTTTTGGAGCTAATTGAGCCTCAACCATGGTCTTTTGAGCATCAGCCATGTCTTTAGCAGCACTTGCATCAAGCTGTTTAATCTGAGCTTGTTGTGTTTGCATTGCCAACTGAGCCTGAACTTGCTGCATTTGAGCTTGTTGTGGGTCGGGTTGCGACATTTGAGTAAGAGCTTGCTCCATCTCAGCACGATTTGACAGGCTGGAGTTAGCGATGATGCCTTTGAGGATGATTGGCAACACAGGAGTGTTAGGTCCAAGCGTCTGTAGCAACCCAATAAGCTGTTGCTGTTCGTATTCACGAGCCATGATACCGAGTGTAGCGGTAGGCATGAACTTCAAGTCTACAGAAGGATAACGCTCAGGGTCAAACTGCATATAACGGAAAGCAGCCTTCTTAATCAGCGGAACCATAAAATCTTCTTGGAAGTTTGTCAAGGTACGCTTGTATTTCTTGATGATGCCAGACACAGCCATCGACATACCAGCACCAGAAGAATCACGAGTGGCTTGTGATACCATTCCTTGACTATCTAAAGTACCAGTTGCCATGAGAAGCATACGCTCAAACTCACGAGCAGTGGCTGCAGACTCAGGGCTGGTTGTGCCAAACTTAAAGGGCATCATAATCTCAGCAGGATTACCATTCGTGAGAATAGCTTTGCCGGGCTTCACTTCAAACTTAGCACCACGAGGTAAACGAGTAGCGTCCATCGCAATCATCGGAGCAGTGGTCAATGCCAAGCTGTCTAAGTGACTACGGAGCTGTGCATCAATAGCCTTTTGCATATTGTATGCTTTTTCTACTGTACCACGACCCCAGAAGCGGTTAGGAACAGTATCGTCTTGGTAAGCAACTACAGGACGGTCTTTCATCATGTAGGGGTTCTTCTCAGCCTTGAGAAGCAGTCCATCGTTAGCAATGACCACAATAGCCTCTACAAGCCCGCTGTAGGTGTCGGCAGTGCTGTCCTCGGGGAACAGGTCAACCACCTCGTCGCCTTCGTTCTCAAGCTGTTCTAGGTACTCTCTAGGGACTAATCCGTAGTATGTCAGGAGTTTAACCTTGTCATCTTGATACTGGACTACTTCTTGCGTTACTTCTAAGTCATCGTCAACACCGGTAGGTCCGATGTCTACCTTACGATAGATACCCTTTTCCATGCCTTCAACCACTTTGTGGATAGAGACAAACTTCTCAATCGCCACACCCATTGCTTCATCAATCGAAGTAGCGTTAGGGTCAATCAAGAAGTTCTTAGGGTTTACTGGATTTACTTTTACAAAGAAGACTTCTTTTTCTTGTACGCCGTAGGCTGCTTGCATACTGCCGGGAATCGGTTGAGTAGAAGGAACGTACTCTGTATCGGTCTTGACCATAATCTCACCGATACCAGTACCATAAATCTCTGCCATCAATTCAATCTGGTCTACAGACTTACGAATCTTGTAACGCTCTAAGTCTTCTTTGAGCAATACTTTGATTGCTTCAACATCCATCTTGTTACCGTTGACATCCATCACATCATCTTTGATGTCAAAGAACTCACCATTACCAAAGACTGCTTCCATGATTTCAGCGTGGCGAGTCTCGACTGCTTGCTGCGTTGCGGGACTGATTAAGCGGCTACGCTCTGACTCACGAGTCTTGTCTTCAGAAGCCCAAACACCACGGAAGATACGCTCGTATTCTTTCCAGTCTTCTAAGTAGTTCTCGTCACGGCTATCACGCCAGCGGTCACAGTGTTGGACAACAAAAGCTGTTAGTTCTTTGTCGGACTCAGATGGTTCTTCCCATTGAGTGCCTTCGTTCATGTCCATATTCTCAGCCATTTTAATCCTTATTTAATAACCACTAATTGTGTCTAAAATTTCCCACTCATCACCACCATCATCAACATCGAAGTTGGGGCGGACTAGCTGTTCGATGTACGCTAAGGCATCCACCGTGTCATCGTGTACTCCCTGTGTGGGGAACATTAGGAGTTCATCAACAAACAAATCAAAATCACCTTCATCGTTTAGGATAATTCTACCATGCTCTAAGTTACCCTGTAGCGCCCAAGTCACCCTATCAACTTTTTTCTTGTTGCCGTGCGTCAATTCTTCAATGTGAGCGTAACAGTTCAGTCTTCGCATAGCGTCCATCAGTGGACTCATAATCGCTTGCTTTGCGATACCTCGCTCAATCCCTACTGCCAGCGGCTGATACTCTTGTATGTTTTTAAGTATGCGCAGTGCTGTGTCTTCAGTTGACCAGCGACCTGTTTCAATCTTGTCCACAAACCACACATTGTTGTTATCTACCTTTACACACGCAATAGCGGTTTTATCTAATCGTTTATTGGTTTGTCTCTTACCAATCTCATCAAAACCAGCGCAGTCTACTGCGATGTACCATGAACCGTCTTTGGGTTCTTCACCGAACTTAATCCATTCTTCTTTAAATAAACCAGAACCAGCATTGTTAAAGGAAGACAAATACTCTTGGTTAAAGGCAAAGGAACTCAGTGTTCGCTTTGCAGCCTCAATCTCTTTTGGGTCAATCGTTTCATTGTCCGCAGTGGTAAAGTGCCACGACTTCCAATCTTCATCTGAGCCTGACTGTCCTAGCTGAAACCACTCATAGAAGTGATTACGACCAGAAGGGGTAGAAATAAACATGGCTCTACCTTTTTTATCCGACAGCGCAGCTCGTAATACCCGTTCCCAAATCTCAGGCTTGATAAAAGCCATTTCATCCATTACAAGGTACGATAGGGAAACGCCCCTTAATGAGTCAGGATTATCCGCCCCACGAACCAAAATCTTTATATCATTAATCAGAGTAATCTCAAGATTATTGATATGTGCTGACTTAATTACTTGCCTACCTAAGTCTTGTAACAGGTCAAAAATAATTGTTCTGGCTTGTCCCAGTGTTGGAGCCACATACATAACAGAGGACCCCTTTGGACAGTTTAACCCTTCTATTAATAAGGTTACTGCAGACAAACGAGATTTACCACACCGTCTTCCTGCCGCAATAACTTTAAATCGAGTCTTGTCAGTAAAAACCTGTCTTTGCCAGTTTAGTAATTCAAAGTTAAGTTCTGCCATGTTTCCTTAAATATTCCGCCGCTTCTTCTAGCAGTTGTGGATTATCTTTAAATAAACCAAGCCCTTGATTACAAGGACTACATAATAAATCTCTTACAGCCCCAGTAGTGTGACAATGGTCAACCGCTAAGGCTTTGTTTCCGATTTTGGTTTTACATAAGAAACACGAGTAATTTTGCTTTTCTAGCCGAACTTCGTAGTCTTCTTTTGTAATGCCGTAATTCTTTTGTAAACAATAATCTTGTCGTTTTACTTTATAGCTGTCTTGTTGTTGTCTTTTCTTTTCAACATCAGCACGACAAAATTTACAATGTTTACGTCTAATTCCTTTATCACGATAGTGCCAGTGATAATCTGTTTCTGGGCGCTCTACAGCGCATTTAGTACATTTAATCATTTTATCCCTTTCAGAGGAGTGGTACAGGTGTTTGACCGCACGCACCTGCGACGTGCTGAAAGCTCTTACGAGTCGGTCCCTTCAGTTTTATATTCTACATCAGTAAAGCTAATACTGTCAATTACTTCAGCTTCTTCTATCTTTGGCGCACCTAACGATGTTATGTTAATACTAATCTGCGGAGTACCGCCACCACTCTTAGCCTCGAAGCTGGACAGTGGTAAAAGCCTCTCGCCACAGAACTTGAGCATCGCTCCCTGAGCTGGGTGTCCATCCGACAACGCTGTCTCAATAATCTTGGTAATCACACTGTCACCAGCCGTAGCCAATAACCTTGCTTTAAATTCTGCAATCCTTGCTGCATCGCCGGGCGGTCTACCCAGCACCCCGGGATTCTTCTTCTTGGCGATAGCCGCCTTGGTGGGACGACCTAACTTGGGTTTACCATTTACTACTTCACGTCGTTTAATCTTGGGACGCTTATGCTTTACGACAACATCACCTTCCGGTAGCGCAGAATCAACGGTAGTTAATTGTTTTTCAATTTCCGACATGAAGTCTTTTATCCTTTAGGGAAGACAAAAATTTAAAGAGCCTACTAATACTATAGAGTGCTATCGGTAGATTGTTTCTCGCTATCGCTAAGGGGAATGACTATCGTCTATTATTCCCCTATTCCATCGTGGGCTATAATACTCCGCCCGTAGGGGACTGACCTGATTCCGTTATAGTGTGCTTTGAACTTGTAAGGCGATAATAGCACATTTTCAGAGATTTGTCAAGCATTATTTTATTGACCTTGCTACTATAGTGGTCTACGACTGTACAGATTCAGCGGGGCTATGACAGCAATACAGGTCTCCGCAGACCTCCTACGGAGTGAGCATTTTCCAATACAGTCAATACTGGTTCTTTTCTTCTTTTATTTCAGAGACTTACATTGCAGTGCAATATAGTCCTATTTTACCTTTTTGTATGCCTATGCTGCTCCGCCATTATATATAACATAGCAACACCCCCTCCCCCCTATGTCAACTTACAGCGTTGTTTCTATACCACAGTGTTGTATTGGCACAACAGTATCGATGTTAGTGTCTACATACTTGCATGGTTGCGCATATATGCATACATGTAAGTTAGTGATGACATACTTGCATGATGATGCATATAACTAGAAGTAATATAGACTGTGTTGTTTCTACGCAACAAACGTATATGGCGATGATGCACCAATACAGTGCTACCTAGTTAGTGAATACTAACCTATACAGTCTGCAATAAGTTAGTGCTTACTAACCGCCAGGACGATATACAATTTTATATAATGTAATTGTAAGTAACCGTTAACTTAATCGACTACCTAGGGTTTACCCTTAGATACCTCTACGGCTTGAATACAGGGCTTTAGAGCCGTTTTAGTCTAAGATGAGGGCTTAGTATTAACTCGTTACGAACGCAGTTTTCTATATAAACAAAGGGCTGGCGGGTCGTTTTAGATGAATAGGTTTAGACTATTGACACAGAATAGACGATAGAAATAATTGTTTTGACTGATTGTCCGCAAAGCCTCAGTATTGAGGGTAAGAAGTAACCATTAACCAGTAGATAAAGGAAAACACACAATGACAAACTTAGACTTCACACCAAAAGAAAGCGAAATCAACGCTACTCTTACAATGCTTGCTGACAACGCTACAAACTTGCTCAATACTTTAGAGCGTGGCACTCCAATGTTTTACCAAGCCCGTTTAATTGCTAATACAATCGATGAATTGCTCGAGCGTATGCAATACGTAGAATAGCCTAACTGATGAGCCGTAGTGACGGCGAAACCCTAGCGATAGGGTCTTAGGATAACCAGTAGATAAGAAAGGTAATAAATCATGAGCGAATTAGCCAAATTGCAAGACCTCTACAGGTCGCTGAAGGTCGAGGATGACCTGTTGTTTGCCGAAGGTGACTGGGATGCCTTAGCACAGGTTCGCATGGCTTTAGATGCGACCTCAGACGCTATCGAGAAACTAACCAAGGAAGGGAAGTAAACCATGGCAAACTTAGCACAATTCAAAAAAGACATTCGCAAGGCTAAAGGGGTTTACGGCTCTGTGGTGCTGATGTCAGGCAACTACGCAGACAGCACCTACATTCAACTGGTAAAGGCTGACGTGCTGGCTCAGGTAGCCAACTGGGAAGCATTTACAGAGATGAATTACAGAGTAGAATCAGATGGTAGCGTTTACATTAATTAACCAGTAGATAAAGGAACATAAACCATGCAATACTTTTATATCGAATTAAGCAATGGCGACGTATACGGGTCTTTTGATAGTAAGGCGGAGGCATTGCGTTACGTCAATAACGCCGGCTTTACTCATGAATGGAAATTAACGGAAACAAGCGAAGAGCATGACGGCGTTAGCGACAATGAATATTTTTCTAGGTATGATTACGAATGTAATCCAGACTAACTGATGAGGGTTAAATACCCGAAACACTCGAGAGAGTGTCTTAGTCAAACAACACAAGGGAATTAAAATGAAAAATTATCACAATATTGAAAAATCAGGATTTCACCATGGTGAGTATGTAGGCTATGCCAATGGCAAAGTTTATAAAATCAAGAAATCAACAAGTTCATATGGGAATTGGTTCGCTTATAATCGTGATGATTACAATGACCAAATCTTTGCCTTTGGATTAGATAAGTTATCGAAAGCATTAGAAACACAACAGCAGTAAACTTAAACCGCAATATCCTAACTTATGGAGAATTACAAAATGAGAAAAATAGAACAGCAAATGCTTAACGCAATCAATTCAAAAATGGATTGGTGCTTAGACAATACAAGGGTGGTTTACATTTCCCCAACCCTTACAAACCCATTCGGGTCAAGGTCTGATA